GACCTTGCTTGTCGATCTGTGCATACTCTACGGGCTTTGGTGGCGCTTTCGGCGCGGAACCATTTACTTTTACTTTACCTTTCATTTGGATTCCCTCCTGACTGTTTCAATATCTCACGCTCCATTGCAGCTTGGATACGTGCCTGTGTTTGTGCTTCCTGAGAAGCAAGACGCCTGTCGAATTGACCTGAACGAGTCTGCTGATTCTGTGCGTCCAATTCAACCTTGGCTTGGTCAATCTGTTGATCGGCCTGATCGCCTTGTGCCTTGATCTGTAGCTCTTGCTCTTTAAGCTGAACCAACGGATCAGGAGCGCCAGCACCCGACATTTCGCCAGATAATTCTTTAACCTGTTGTAAACCTTCCGCTACAAATTGTGCCGTAATGCGCTCAATCTCTAACATCTCGTCATCACTAGCAGGCTGACCACCTTTCTGCTGTACCTGCTGTAGGTACGCAACCGCAGCCTGTTCTTTCGCTGCAATCTGAACATGCTCCATGACGTGCTTCTGCAAGCTTATCGCCATCGGCGGCATATTACCAACCATTGGAGACGCGCCAAACGTTAAGTGCGCTTGAATATGGGCTTGATGGTTCTGTCCCTCAAAGGCATGTAACGGCAACATATCTAATACATTAATGTTTTCTTGTGCCGGATCAATAGGTACAGGCTCGTCTGTCGGAACCGCCTTCATAATCCGATCAATGTCCGTTACACCAAGTGCCTCGTACATATCACGGTACACTTCACTAATATTATGTATTTCCGGAGCCTGCGAGGCAAGCTGAAGCTTAGTCTGTGCCAGTACAATACGCTGCGCTTGACTAAATACATTAGGATTACTAACCGGCATTACATCTACACGGTCATCAAAATCCTCACGCATGATCTGTTCGTCACCGCCCGGAACCGTATACGGATACCGCTGGGGCAAACTCTCAGACATAACGCGAGCAAGGATTCTAAATTCCTGCTTCATGCCGTAATGCAAACGCTTATGGACAGCACTCATTACACGAGTACCCTGCTCCATCATCGCTAACGTTGTACCTACCGCAGCCTGTTGATTACCGTCCCCTACTTTAAGGTCCGTGATCGTAGCAAAACGTTGACCAGCTTCTACAACAAAACCCAACAACTGAAACAATGTTTGGTCAGGACCCTTGAATGGCAACGGCATAAGGCTATCACGGATAGCCCCTCCGGGTGCGTCCACATCTCGGAACTCACCGGGTTGCAACGGAGAATCGTCATCCCTGATCCGTAGTCCGCGGGCCTTAAAGCCTGCTGGGAGATTGGACAACGTACCGGCGTCGATCAACTGTCGCAAAGCCGCTGTGGCAGTTCGTGACAAACCACCAATAGTGTGTATTAAACCTAACCCGTAAAAACCAAATCCCGGTAGGAATTTAAAGTGGGTGAAGTATTGTATTTTTTTCTTTAACTCGTCTTCTTCAAGATAGTTACGGCGGACAGACAGAACCTGACCATTGTCCTCAGAAATCGTTACGATGTAAGGAACCTTAATGCCTGTAGGCTCACCCTCTTCATCTAGTTCTTCATAACCTTCCAAGTCTAAATCAGCGTGTACTTCTAAAATTGTACAATCATAATCTATTTGGTTAGGTTCCAAACCTTCAATACGGTCCATCTCGCCTTCGAGCGAACTCATTTCCTTCTGCGCAGGAATAACTTCAACGTCTAAATACGTGCCGTAAATCTGGCGCTTGCGTAAATCGTTAAGCGACATACGCACAACTTGCGTAATGTTAGGACATGTTTCAAGGTCCGCGGTCTCATAAGGAACAACTAAGTTCTCTGCCGGGACAAACTTGGATACCGCACGACCTAACGTTTCATCGTAATACGTCTTCTTAAACGTAGAACCCGCTAACGGGAGATAAAACAACATCTGGTCCATGTCTGGTGTGTATTCTTCCATCACTGTAGTGATGTAATAGTTCATAAACTGACGTACACGCTGTGCTTGTTGCTTTTTTGAGGGCGATTCTTTGCCCATAACAACAGTACGCACGGGACCCGCAGCAGGTAATAATTCGTTAAAAGCTTGTGCTTGGAACTGCGTTGCAGCTTCAGCAAGCAAAGGGTGTGTTACCGCGGAGGCTCCACGGAAAGGCTGGGTACGCTCATCGTAAGTAAAGCCTAAAAGCTCAAGACCGTTAGTGTAAGCATCTTCCCACTCTTGGCGACTCGCCTTATTAGCGTCAAACTCAGACAACAGATCGCTCGAAATACGTGATAACTCACGGTCCGGCATCTCTTCGGCTAAGTTAGCATAAAAATCTTCGTTAACACCGCGCTGGTCCTGCGGATCAAAATCAACAGTAACACCGCCGTCGTCTTCAGGGCTGATCTCAATGGAGCCAACCTCTTCAGAGTCTATCTGGGCCATCACAATGCCCTGACTATCCGGAATCTCAAGCTCTATCTCAGCCATTAAATCGTCAGGGTCAAGTTGTGATGGAACATCCATCAAGCCTGCGTTTGGTTTACCATTTGCCATTTCCGCTCCTAATAATCTGAAATGAAGTAGCCGTACTGATCTCGCGGTATATACAGATCAGGCCCCTTCTCAGGACTTGCAAAGCCACGATCATTCGTAGGCCGTCCCATAATTGCATCCAGTTGCTGGAAAATTTTAGCATCTACCATCTGCGCAAGTTGCGCGGGAGTAGAGTCTATCCCAGCTTGTTTAAATATTGATACACCTACCGCATTGTTACGCTTATCCATAGCACGATGTAAACGATTAGAAGCACTAAAATCTTCGCCCATGTTACCAACAGTCATCGCAGTCTTTGGGCCGTAGTCCGCGGACATCATTGCGCTACCTAACATATGCGCACGACTATCCGATAGTTCTTGGGGTGTGGGTAAATCTTCGCGACCGGCTGGCCGACCATGACGATTTTCACCCGATATAGGGTCCTGAACTAACGGATACCCGTATTCACTTTCGAGGTTCTCGAAAAAGGTAGGGCCGTCCCCGTAATAAGTTTCGCGGGCCTCGGAACCCGGATTACCAGACGCTCTGATCTCAGATTGTCTATCGGCATTATACCGTGCGCCTTCGGGAGGCTCCACAAAAGGAAGGAATTGTTCTGCTAAAAAAGTTCCTACGCCACGTTCTTCGAACTCTTGTTCTTGAATTGGTGCCGGAAGTTCGGTAGTCTCGCCTAATTGGACAGAAGCGCCTCCGTCCTCAAAGTATGAGACAAATCCGCCCGCTCCAAGATTCACCGCAGCACTATACATTCGCAAACCTTCCATAAAAAAAGTTAATAATACGCTTTCACTTTAGCATGGTTTTCATCATCTTCCCAGTCATCTGTTGGTAGTTGAACGAAATTCCCTTGTCTATAGCGCATAAGCGCCTGCGTCATACTATCAACCAAGTCATCAAACTCTCCGTTAGGAAAAGCAGCAACCTCTTCGATCAATTCATCCGAAAAAGTCTCATCAGGTGCCCACACCATACCCGCCTCAAATAAAGGCGATACACTATGGACTCGACTCACCTTATCGTTACCGCGGCTCGGTGTAAAGTTTACAACGGGTATGCCCATAGCACGTAATTCTTGGGTCAAAGGGGTCCCTGACGCTTTCGCCTCAATAATAACTGTATCAGGTTCCCAAAATTTATAATTATCTAGCGCCACTTGCTTTAACTCAGGAAAATCCCAACGTCCCTTTTTACTATCTAACAAAATTAAATTAGGACCCGAACCACCCTCATTAGGATAAAACACCCCCCACGTCGTAATAGCCGAATAATCCGCCGTCTCACGTTTACTAAAAGCAGTATCATAACTTTGTATCACATATTCTAACTCCGGAATTTTTTCAGGCTCCCAAAGTCTCCACCACTCACGACGAATGATCGCATTCTCTTCACCCGTAGGATTTTGTTGATACTGCGCGTTCCACTTAGAAGGCGGAATCGAAGCCTTAACCGAAGTCAAATCTTCCAAACTCCAATACTCAGGCCAGCACGGAGTCCCATCCTCAAAAATTGCCGGTAACTCCACAACTTCCCATTGGTCCGCCAAAGGGTCTTTTGACATAGCCCTCATTAACTGGCCCGTCATGTCCTTCTCAGACCATCTAGTTTGAACCAATACAATTGACCCACCCGGCTGTAAACGCTGTCTAGGACCACCTGTGTACCAGTCCCAAGCATCATCAAAGCCATTGTTGCTCATCGCCGTCTGCTCAGAGTGCGGATCATCAATAATGACCAAATCACCACCACGTCCCGCCAAGTTCGAACCAACACCAACCGCGTAATACATCCCACCCTTGTTCGTGTCCCACCGACCACTGGCCTTACTGTCAGCCGCTAACTTTACCTCCGGAAAAATATCCTTGAAGTCGTCGCTTTCAATCAAGTTTTTTGTTTTACGACCAAAGTTAACCGCCAATTCCGTCGTGTGCGTCGCTTGAATGATCTTCATTTTCGGATTACGGCCCATCATCCATGCCGGAAACAAGAACGACGCAAACTCACTCTTCGTGTGCCGCGGTGCCATGTTGATAATCAAACGCTTTAGCTCGCCGCTCGCGACCCTTTCTAGCTTCTCGGCAATGATTCGATGATGACGGCCCGCAATAAAGTCAGGCCAGACTGTTTTTACGAAACTTAAAAAATCATTTTGGCACTTTTCGTTTTTCTCAAGCTGCGCGAGCCGAAGCTCAAGCTTCAGTTTTTTCTCTTCCATCAACACGGTTTGGGCTGAACTCATAGGGGTCCCTAGCTAATTTTTCATACGCAGTTTTTAATGTTCCACGTGAAACATATCACGATTTTTCACGTGAAACATATCACGTATTGTATGCGATTTTAAGCACAAATATAAGACAGTTAACCTTATTTTAAATTTTATAGTAATTATTCGCGAGAAACATGGCCCTAGCCTCCGCAGGCAGCCGCGGGGGGCGGCGGCGCTCGGATCGCCTCGAATTGGTCGCGGGCTGGGGCTTTTGACCCGATATCAGGGGGACCCTGCGCGTTTTTCCCGGCGGATGGACCGGGGGCAATGGGCAACGGATCACGGACCACGGCGGACCGGACGCGGGTTAACTTTCACCGGCTGAGGTCATCGCGTCGCGCAGCTCGCGCAGCGGTTAACGGCCAGCGGCCAAGGTGCACGGCCAATGGCCAGCGGACCACGGAGCACGGCCCGTAGGTTTGGGAACTGGTACGCGGGGCACGGCCCGCCTTAATTAACTCTTAAACACTAGGCAATAAAAAGCCCGCACGTGGCGGGCTTAGGGTAGCACTGGGGCGGCTTTAGAACTCGAAGCCAACCCATACAAGCGCGGCACCTTTGAGGTACACAGCGCGGCTTATATCGTCCCAGTCATCGAGCGAATAGGTGCGACTAGATCGGTCATAGTCCCCGCGGGTATATGTCTTTTTAGCGTCCAGCTTGCGGCGGACGAACTCACCGCGGGGGACATCTTTAAGGGGCATTTGCTGAATAGTGGCGATCATGCGGCAACCCCTGCGATGATTTGAACGCGGTCATGATCGCCAACGTCTAACAGTGCGCCGTTTACTATTACCCGCTGCGAATGGTCCCGCTGGCAAAAGCCAAAGGGTGCGCCCAATTCCTGACAGATACCGTTTAAGCGTTCGCGGGTGGTAACAGTTCCCCAGCCTGCGAGGGTGACCCATACGCTGCCATCATCTTCGCGCTGGGCAATCCGGTTGCCATGTAGCCAAACAGTGCGCCCGTCCGTTTCAGTCCGCGCAGCCTTTGCCGCTTGCCCACGTGCAAAAGCCTCTGCGATTTTTTGGGTTTCTTTTCTCATTGTCTTAATCTCCGTAATTAACACGCGGCCACCGCGGCCCCGATGTATGGGATTATACGCGATAGAATGCGATAAACGCAACCCCCACAAAAAAGCCCGCACGTGGCGGGCTTAGTGTTGGATTGATCCGGTTTAGTGCCCAGCGTCAATCAATTCCTGCGCGTATTCCTGCGCCTTAACATAGGCGGCGTCGGCTTCATCTTCACGGCCAGCCATGCCCATAACACCCAGCCATTGAAGCTGGAACAACAACCGTTCGGCCAGTGTCTTTTCTGTTTGCGCGTCCATTAGTCAAACCTCGCTATTTTAGTTTGACGGGTCGCACGGTCGCGGATCGCTGCGATGCCGTACTCGTAAACAAAGCACTCGAAGTACATGAAGATGAAACGCGCCAACGGGGGCAATGCGTCATCATCTTTGTCTTCGCTTTGATAAGTGCCTTCGTCATCAATGGTGCCCTTGTATGGATACGATCCAAACCCGCCGAACTGGTAGACGCTATCCATACCGGCGGCGATATTTTCCAGCGTTAAAGGTGAGGCCATCAAACAAGCTTGACAAAAGAAGTCGGGGATCAGCCCACAGGCTTCTGTCAATTGTGCAGGGGTTGCCCCGCCAAAATTATCATCCTCTGACGGATTATAAACGCGGTCCAGTATCACGTCGGATGGTCGCGTCTTTATTTCTATTACATTGCCCATTTTATTTTCTCCGTAGTTGCGCGGGCTTTATTGCCCCCGTGTATGGGATTGTATGGGATAACTCTATGGAAAGTAAAGCCCCACAAAAAAGCCCGCACAATGGCGGGCTTCGATGGTGCTGCGGTTTGGCCTAGGCTGCGACTTTATCCAGTAGCGCACCGGCCTTTTTCTCTACTTCAATCCGGGAATCTTGGTGCGGTATATCGCGAGCGATTGCGGTTATCGCCTGCGCTGCGTCCCATACCGTCTCGACCGGTCGGCCTTCCTCTATCATATGTCGCGCCGCTGCGGCTTTCGCCATGCGCCCAGATAGTCCAGCGCGTTTGCTTAGAAACTCTAAACGGCTTTCGTCATCGGTCGCAATCTTGGCAGCTTTCGCGGCTTGAACGCCCTCGATAAATGTAGCGGTCGCACCATGCGCAAAGCTTTCCAAAGCCGGGCGGGCTTCGTAGGCGAAACGATCCGGGGCAAATTTAGTATGCCTTATTTTAATCTCTTGGAAATTCTCGACGCCCCATAGGTTGCGATTCATACAAACCCCGCGCAGATACATGGCCGCAATACCTGCCGTTTTGCTGCCGGTCTCACTGTTCCAAGCATAAAACCCGCGGAACATTAAATCAGGCTCACCGTTGGCAAGCTTACCGACTTCGATAGGGTTGCGATCATCCACCAAGAAAACGAAAACGTCGCGGTCGCTGGCGAACAATGTGGTGGTATCCATTGAAACGGGTATTTCTGGATCATAAACCGCCATGCCGTTATTACTTCCCGTCATCATCCCCGGCACTTTCCAACGTCCGCCGGATTGGTCAACCAAATGCTTAATTGGTTCGAGTATTTCCCAATCATAAATGCGGCCATAGTCGGGACCAGTTGCGGCTCGCAATTCTCCGCCGTCGGTTTGACTGCCGTATACCTTAATCAATTCTTTACCCCGGTTATATTTCAAACCCCATTGAATGCAATCCGCTGCCAAGGGTGCGGGCAAGTCTTTAAGATAACCCGCAGGCGCTCCGGCCAGTTGGGACAATTGTCCAAAGCTCCAATTGGTTGGACTGTTCACGTGCTCGCGGTGGTTGTCGTCAGCGTATTCAATCCGCAAATCTCCGCGGCTAGGGTTCGCTTCGTCAAATTCTCCAACAATCTGGATTTTGTGGGTGTCAACCGTCCGGCTTGTCATCCGTTGCGAGTCTATTTTTTTATGGGCCAGCATGTCATCAAGAGATAAAAACTTTTGATCATCCGGGCGGCTAAACCACTGTGACGATACTTCGGAATTGCCAATCCCGTGCGCAAATGCGTTAGTTTGATAAGTCATATTATGTTCTCCGTAAAAACAAAAAGGGGGCGGAATTGCTCCCTCCCCCCATAATGTCCCATAAAATTGTATACGGCGCAACCTAATATTTAAAAAAGTTATTCCGCTCCAATATCCCCGGCAACATGGTGCCGTATAATACTGCGTGGGGGTAAAGACTTGGCGAACCGTTTTAGTTTCTCGCCGTCGGTTTCGTCGGGCTGGTGGTGGTTGCTAGTGGCGTCCCAATGTAGGCGAACGTTTCCGCCGTCGGCATAACATCCGCCACGGGTTTCCGGGTCCGCTGCTTTTTTCTTGCGGGCGCCGTGCGCAGTAAACCCAATTATAAAGTTTCGATCTAGGCGAGCGCATAACGGGTCACCGTTCCCACAATCGCGGCAGCTAAATCCGTCGCGGTATTCTGCGGGGCAGCGAACCACCGGCACCCGGTCCGAAACTATAAAGTCGCCGCGGTTATTAGTTCGACCAAATAATGGTGCGCTGGTTTTTTTCCCGTGCTGCCATTCGGATTCCGGAAGCACTACAACGGTCGGGACCGCTCGCGATGCTGCGGCAGCACTTACTAAAGTATCCGCAGAAAAGTTAACCACCGTTTTACCCGGCTTTAATTTGTCGGCCCATTTATTCCAACTGAAATGCGTATAGGTAAAAGACTGGCCTTTATTCGGAACCGCATCCAATAACGCATCAAAATAATCTGCGTCAATTTCCTGCGCACCTTTACCGCTACAATTCATTTTGCAAGATGCTGGGCAGGTCGCATACTTTTCGCCATTGCCTGCGCGATAGGTTACTGCGATCCCGTTGGTTTTTTCTGCTCGGCTTGTTTCTACTGTCTTTAACATGGTTGCCCCCATAGTTGTGTATAAGATTTATCGCATACCTTACACCATAAAAAAGCCCGGAGTCAACCGGGCTAATATTTTTTAATCTTACCGCCTGCGCTTTATCCGTTGCCGCGGTCGTTTTTGGGGTCGGGGTTGTTTCCGCTCGCGTTCAAACTTATCAACCTCATCCGAACCATAACGCAATCTTGCCCACCATTTAATTAAAAAAAACATATTACCCCCAATCCTTTTGACTGCCATTAGCTTCGGCAGTTTTATAACCTTTACTGTAAGCGGTTATCTCCGCGGGCGTCATATATTTCAGTTCAACCTTATCGGTGGAATGAGTAGCGCCCTTAAAAAAATGAGGGTCGTATTGTCTACCGTACCAAAAATCTGCGGTCCCGCGATCATACGGCCCGCCGTGCCTTTCATCATAAGTCATAGTCAATTCTCCATTAGTTAAGTTGACTATGGGATTGTATGCGATGTTGTGGGACAGATCAAGTTGAATACATAATCCCAGTCTACCGGGCCGGATGTATGGTAAAACGGTTCAATCTTTAAACCTTCCATTTTAAGGTCCATTGCTTCCGAACCTCTATACAAGAATAGCTGTTCAGGTTGGTTTTTAGTTTTGTGCTTTTTAAGCATTACCCAGACGCTACCGTGCCCATGATTGGTTAGCCAAGCCACTTGGTGGGGACGAAGATCGACCGCGTTACCTGCGGTGGCTTTTAATTCTACAAAGTGAAACAAACCACGTTCATCACACAAAACTACGTCAGGCACTCCGGGCATTGCCCAAGTCTCTAACCGGGTCGCTTTAATGTCGCGTCCGGTCCTCTTCATCCCCGATTTCATCTGCCTCCAAAAGTCGGCCTCGCGCTTTGTCGCGGTTTTGGGGATTGCTTTCTCCTTCGGGAGTAACGTCGATAGTAATCGGGGCATAGCTTTGTTTTATCTCCTTGAGTGCCTTCATGACTTCATCTTTGCTCATACTGTCGATGCTGCCAGTTCTGATTTCACTCTTGCTTACATAAATATCACCTTGCGCTTGCCCTCGCCGGTATTCGGCTTGAACCGCAGCACTGTACGCGCCATTGTTCAAAGCCATGTCTCTAATGGTTTGCAGGTCTTTTAGGTGTCGCTGGTAGTTAACACCAAATTTAGCATCCAGTTCTGAGCGATACGCTTGGATAGCGTTAACAACATGGGGGCTAATGTTTGGGTTGGTTAGCTCATAAGCTCTAGTGTGGGCGGAACCAACAGGATAACCCGCATTGATGGCTGCTTCACGCATAGTTATCTGGCCATCTTTAGAAACCAGTTCTTTAACAAACAGTTCCTGCCTTCGCGTAAGTGGTTGGGCTTTTGTGGCTTTGGGTCTACCTACTTTCTTTTTCGGTGTAGGTATAACAGATTTAGGTGCGGCAGATCGTGGCATGTAATACTCCAGTTATTAAGCGATAGTTTAATATAACTTAGAGCCGTTTGGTATATATAGGAAGTAAAATATAAATAAATATAAAAACTTTTCAGAACCGCTATACGCAATAAGCTCCCTACTGGTTACATAAACTCGGTTACGGTTACTTTTTTGTTTTCTACTTATGTAACTGTATATCTCTATATATAACATAGGCTTAACTGCTCCGGTTACACGGTTACACCAGTTACACCTATTTTCACCAAAAAAATATATTTTATATTTACTGTCTATATATGTAGAAACCGTGTTTCGTGTTCCGCGACCCGTGGACCGCACCCTTTTTATATAGGATAATGGCTTTGGCCCGCCCTTATGGCACTCCTCGCAGGCACCCTTGCTTGCATTCC